ACTTTCTGTTAATGGTCCTTTAAAATCTTCAGGCAACGGTTCTAAAACGCGCCCCCTAGTTTCAGAAACATTTGTTCCCATGTTTTTCAATGAGTGCTTTAAAACCTTTGCTTTCATAAATCCTTCATCAATCCCTCCACCAGGACCATTTGAATATAGAATATTTGCGCCCGTGTTTTTGTTCTTTTTCGCGCTATATTTCGCCCACCTTTCAATGTCGCTTTCCTCAAACTCGAATTTTTCCCAACGCGGTGAAGGATGTGAAGGGATTAGAAGTTCTATATAACCACCAATAACTTTTTTTCCCTCTTTTACAAGTTTTACTTGCTTATTATCCAAAATATTTCCTGTTTGCCTTGCTAGTGAAACTCTACCATTTGGTGAAAGTTCATACTTTGCAACTTTCACCCATTCACCGCTTGCTGTTTTAACGCCTTGAGGGTATATATAAACCAAACCTGCGCTTTCATCTAAGCTCATGTTGTCCCTTATCGCGTGCCTAATGCACATTAATAAGCTTTCGGCCGTACATTGTTGAAGTGGACCAGATAAACTCACTCTTTGTTGCAAATAAAGCATTTCGCTTTCAACAATTCCTTCAATTTCAGTTATTGGTTTTCCAAGAACATGTGAGGCTATTTTTAAAAGTGCTGGTTTTTCAGCTTTTACAATTTCCATAATTAAAAATTTAGTTCAATTTTACCTTTCACCCAACCTTGCAACAATTTATTTATCACAAAAGTTTTTGAAGGAATTAAATCTTTTTTTACTTTTTCTTCAACCGCCTTGTTTAATTCAGGCGGCATTCTTTGAAGATGTTTGTGTTTTTCGTTTGCCATGGTAAAATTTTAAAATGGTAAAGGTGCGGCAGAACCTGTTGGCGCTGGTGCAGTTTCTTGTGGTGCAACTTGTGCAGGTGCAGCAACTGTTTCAGAAACCGCCGTTGATTTTGAAACCAAAGTAAGCATGAAGATATTTAAATTACCGTAATATTTACCTTTATATTCAGAAACTCGCCCACCGATTTCACAACTTACCTTGTCGCCTTCATCGAATTTAAAACCATCAAGAACAAAACTAACATGCTCCCCTGTTTTAAACATTTCAACCTTGAATTCATCTGTATAACCTTTTTCATTTGGTTCAGATTCCAGAACTATTTCCCTTTTTGCGTATGGATCACCAGCGTTTGTTGTTCCTTCAATAACTGGTAAAAGCATTTTAATTTTTCCTGTAAATTGCATAACTTGATTTTAATTTAATTTATAATAAATTGGTTGTGAATTAGAATTGTAATTGTAAACCACCTTTCCAGATAGCGAACAATTTATTGGTATTGATTGGAAAAGTTCATTTCCTATTGTAATCAATCCATCATTTGTTACAGATGTAATTGTACAAAAACCACTAAAAGAATGTTTGTTGTTTTTTGAGTAAGCGAAAAATTTAATTTCCTTACCTTTTATTTGCCTTGCTTGTTCCTTTGTTAAAAGCTTCATTTTCGATTTGTTTTTTGTTCCCTGAAACAAATCTAATGTATATATTATGGATATACAAATATTTTACAAAATAGTTTTCCAAAGATAACCAGAAACACCAGGTTCAACACTAACTGTTGTCCATACTTCATTCACTGTATTTGAAACCGCTTTTTCCATATCATCACCAAGTTTTACCGTAAACACCACGCGAGCCATTACAGAACCGCTTGCATCTTTCCCTTGAAATGGGTCTGCTGTTTGTACGGAAGTTATTGAGCGCGTTAAAACAACCCGTTCCGAATCGAATAAAAGATTTTTGTAAACTTGATTTAATAAAACTTGCTTAACTATTGCGATTAACCTATGAAGATCAACTGAAGCGTTAGCGCCTGCACTCTTTGATGCCGTTGCTTTACCATTGGCATAGCAATCAATATTGTAAGTATAAACCGCGTCAATAACGCTGTTATCCAATGATGGATTATTAAACCCCTCAAAAACTACGTTAACCGCTGGAAAAGCTGTTTTATCTATTTCTTGCACCCTTTCAGAATAAACCGTTGGTGAAATAGTATTTACAGCAAATTCAGAAACCAAGATTGCCGCAATCATATCGCGCGCCCTTTCAAAATTCTGTTGAGGTATTGGATTTAATAAAGCCATTTCTTATGGTAGTTTATCGGTTAATATTACTACAATCATTCCAATCATTTCATCTGGAAACCATTCTAAAGCAAAATAAGATTTTGAAATTTCAGTACTATCTTCAACATCAATTTGCCAACCATTCAAATCAACTTCAGATTCACCATTTCTAACACTTGCTGAAAGGTTACTTTCTGAAAAAGCAATTGAAGCCGTTTTTGCATTTATTGGAACACCCATTTCTGGATCAAGTCCTAAATGGTGTTTTGTGTGAATAACATTCACCGTAAAAATATTACTATCTGGATCTGTAAAAGTTGCCTCATCGGCCCACTCGTTTAAATTTCCAGTTATTTTCTTTATATCGGCTTCAGCTCTTTTTTTTAAGTTCATGATTTTAAAGATAAAAAAAAACCTCACATAAATCAATATGTGAGGCGCTTTGTTTAACTAACATTTAGACATGAACCAATTAAACCAGTCCTTTGATTTGTTCAATTAAATCAGCTTTTAAACCATCAACAGGTTCAGCACCCAATTCAATAATCATTTCTTTTAATTTTGCAACCGTATAAGAGTTGTAATCAATTTCATCTTCAATCACTTCAACAATAACAATTTCTTCTAAAAAACCCCTTTCAATAAGTGAATTAGTTAATTCAGAACCATAACATTCTGCACCAATTTCTTCACCTTTTACAAAATAGCAACCTCTATACATTCCGCTAAGAGTATCACTTAATACTTTATACTTTACCATGGTTTTTTTTCTTTAAATTATTATGCTAAAACTTGACCTGTATAAATTTGATCAACTGCAACTGGTATCATAATACCAGCAGATTCAGTATAAACTCTATGTGATTTCGCCTCTTCATTTAAGAATTCAGAAACCATATATTTTCCATTTTGAGCAACTTTACCATCTTTAATTATTTGAGGTACACCAGCATAACCACCATAAAAAGTAGGATTTGGAGGTAATAAAACAAACTTCTTTTCATTAATGTATGGAGTTGAAACCCCTGCAACATCATAATATTGTGGATAAGTCCAAACAATAACTTTAAATGAACCAGCTGTTAACATTCCATGAGGCGTTGCACCTGTTGGTGTCATTGCTCCTAATTCAATTTTCATTAAATCAACATCCCTTAAATTTGCTTTTGCTTGAAACTTTGTGTTATTCAATAAAGCATCTAAAGCATCACCCCCAACAATCATATTGAAAAAACCACCTTGCGCTTTTCCTATTGTTCTAAGTTTAACACAAGCCGCTTTAATATCTGCAACTGGATCGTTTGCGTTGTTACTCCAAGGAGCTCCAGAAAGGTCTTCAATCATCGAAGCTTTTCTTCCAAAATCAACAATTGAACCATCATTTAAAGTCACAACACCAGTTTCAAAAACATCTGCTGCCTGCTTTTCGTACGATCTTTCGATCTTATCCCTAACAATCATAGCTTCTTCAGCCATTGCTTGTCCCAATGCTCTAAGGTTTGACGCACTTGCGTTTCCTATTGCTACATCATAAAGACGTAAATCGTTAGCTCCAAAGAATTCATTATAATAAGGAGGTGAAATGACTTTTTCAGTAGATTGTGAAACCTTGTTTGAATTACCGTTTGTTCCTCTTTTTACGTCAACCGCAAATTTTTCAGAACCTCTTTGTACTTCAATTGAAACATATCTATCTGTTGAAATCTTATCAACAAAAAACGATCTTAAAAAAGATGTTGGTTTTGGAGCTTCTTTATACAACGCAACGAATGCTGAAGTTAAAAGTGCTCTTGCTTGTGTAGTGCTAATAGCCATTTTTTTCTAAATTTTATTGATTATCTAATGCGCTCAATTCGTCTGAATCTACTAATAATATTCCTAAAGTATCACTTTTGATTCTATCACCTAAGGTTCGTGCAGAAACAACTGTTTCTAAATCATCAGTTCCATCAAAAACTAATAAAGTTCCTTCAACTTCACCACCAACGACAAATTCAATTGTTGCGCTTTCAGTATTTGCAACAATTATTTCTTGTGTTGAAATCCCAACAGGAAATTGTGAACCATCAGTTGCAGCAGATTTTAAAGGTAAAACCTTGTTTGTTGCGTGAACTCTACCTAAAAGTGTTCCAACTAAAATTGTGATTGGACCACCTGTTGAATTCGTGTAAGTCGCATTATTATAATTACCATCTTTTAATACAAACTTTGTAGTATCGTAATTAGTAATCAACATATTTTGCGTTGCCGTTTGGCTGCTAATTTTTGACATATCTTAAATTTTTTCTGGTTGAATTAATCCTTTCAATTCTGCTTCTAAAGCGTTGAATTCAATTTCACTTGCTGTTAGCTTTTCATCACTCGCACCAACATCTGTTGAATCAGCATTTCCAACATCTTTTGGATTTCCTTTTTCAAGTGTTGCAACTGCTGCAATCGCTATTGCTTTTTTAGTGAGCGTTGTTATTTCCTTCAATGAAGGCGCTTTTCCTGAAGCAATACCAGCTTCAACCGCTACTTTATCAGTATCAATGAAACTCATCCAAGCTTCAATTCTATCTTGCTCATTTTCTTGAGCTTCGCCAACTATTGAAGCATAAGCCTCTGGATGTTTAGCTTTGAATTCTTCTTTTGTCATGTTCTTATTTATAATTGGTAAAACTTTTTGTACAATAATTTCTTGCGAACCACCCATTGAAGCCGCAATTTGTCCTTGAATTTCTGGTGTCATAACCCTAACTTCATCAATCAAACCTATTTTTTTTGCCTCCTTTGCAGTTAGCCAAATATCAACCCTTTCTAAACCGTTAAAAACATCATCAAGTGTTTTTCCTGTTACTTCAAGGAACTTTTCAGCGTTTACTCTTTTTTCGAATTTTGCGCGTAAAGTTTTATTAATATCTTTTAAGTTGTTTATTCTTGTTTCGTCGCCTCCCGTGTAAGCGTCTGCCCTATGAATCATCACTTTTGCAAGATCATAAGCAATTACCCTTTTAGCAAAAGGAAGCATAAAAGCACCCATTGAAGCGGCCATTCCATCAAGCATAATAGTCACGTTTCCGTGTTCTTTCATTTTGGAAAGCATACCGTAACCATCAAAAACAGAACCGCCTGGTGTGTTCATCCTTAAAGTTATATCTTCATCCTTGAATTCCTCCATTGAAGTCATAAGATCTTCAGCGGTGTAAGAATAAATTGGATTATATAAATACAGTTCTTTTGCCATTTAAAACCAAAGATAAACAAATTTATGAATTTTGCAAGTGTTACTTTATTTTTATTTTTCAATTACAGGTTCAACAACAGGAATTGGAGGGTTAAATTGCTTTAATTCATCTTCATATTGTTTCATGTTAACGCTTGAATCACCACTGTTTAAAACTTCCGTTGCTTGTTCCAAAGTTGTCAATGGCAAGCCTTTCCCAAGATCACCAAGTTTTGCCCGTTCGGCCTTAACTTCTTTCAATGGGTCAATATGTGGAACGTTTGCACCGACAAATCTATGTGATAAATGGGCCTCAATTGCATATTGATTTTGTTCAAAATAAGCATCAATCAAACCTGGAACTTTAACCTTCCCACGTAAAACTTCCAAATAGGTCCAAAGTTCATATATTGGCGTTAAAAATCCTTCATCAAATTTTGTACGTGAAACATTTAAAGTATGTTCCCAATCTTTCAAAGCAGCTCGTGAAGCACTAAAGTTTGAATCAAATTTGCTCATTGCAATTTCACTAGGTATTTGCAAAGTTGCACAAACAACAACCCAGTTAACCGTGTAAAATTCCTTAAAATAAAGTTCCTTATTCCCAGTACTCATTGATTTGATTTCAGCGCCTATTGGGTTATTGAAAGCCATTTTTCCAGTTGTTGCCGCAACATTGTTTGCCAATTGGTTTCCAGCTTGATCAACAGGTATGTTTTCACCACCTCCATCAATATCAAAAGCTTTCGCAAGTTGTTTTTCCATTGGGTTTTCACCACTTGAAAAGTTTTGGTGAATAACTTGATAAGCTATTTTCGCGACCTCTTCAGCTGCACCAACGGTTGCTTCTTTATACCTTTCAACTTTTGATATGCTTTCCATTACTGCAACAATTAATGGAATACCTCTATTATCCATCAATCGATAGCCTAAACCTTTATACAAATATGCAACTCTAAAACCATTATTTGTTGCTTTTATTCTTGTAGTTCCAAAAATATCATTTTCATTTCTAACATGAAAAGCTATTGTTTTTCCTTTCTTATCTGTTTCAACCCCGTTTAAAATGTTGTTTCCTTTCTGAAGATCAGTATTAACCATTGGTGAAACAATGTTTTGCGCGTCGATTAATTGGGTTTTTAATTGTCCTTTTACAACTCTAAGAATAACTAAAACATCACCACCAACAATTGCATTTTTCTTTGCTTCCCTACAAATATGGTTGAAAGTATTTTCACCATGAAAATCACCCATTTTAGAGTTTTGCCAAACCTTAAAACGTTGTTCAATACCTCTATGAAATTGCGCCTCTTTATCAACCTTTTGCCCTTCCTGCTCTAAAACGGCATAGTTTGGTAGTGACTGGAGTTTTAAACCCGTTCCAATTTCCCATGTAATAAACCTTTCAATTACCGTTTGCGCGATTTCAGAATCTAAATAAGCTTTCCAACTTCTAAACCTTAAAGCAGGTAAATCAAGAACGTAATTTGTTACAGGACCAATTTCACCAAAGTTTTTTTCGCCATCATAACCTTCAACATGAACAACACGCCCAGAACCTGCACCGCCTCCATTGTTGGAAAAACCAATCAATGATTCAGGCGCACTTTTAAAAATACCAGATATTAATTTTCCTAATTTACTCATTATCTTGTTCTAAAATTTTTTGAATCAACCAATTTAAAATTTCTTCCGTTCAATTTCTGCACGTAATAAGTTTTTAATTTCTCAAAACTTGCAATTGATTTAAAAACAGCATCTGCACCCCTATAAGCGGTTTTTATTTTTGTTTGTCCACTATCTAAAGTGTATTCTGTAATATTATCAGCTTCAGCAGCTTCAACCGCAACCAATAAAAGCGCCGTTATTACAGCGTCGATTTT